TGCAGTTAACTACGCTAATGTTAACAACTACAGTAAAGTTCTGTATGGTATAAGCCCACTTCAGTATTCAGAATATGATTCCAAATACAATGGATTCTATGGACCACATACTGATAATGTTCCGAACATAAAGTTCGGTTTGCAGAGATCTCTTTCTTTTAGTTTACAGCTAACTGATGGTGATACATATGAAGGTGGAGATGTTAAAATCTATTCCAACGATATGCTCTATGTTGCTAGTAGGAAAAGAGGTATGTTAACATTTTTTGATTCGAATACATTCCACGAAGTGACACCAGTAACATCAGGCTTTAGAAAAAGTTTGGTCGGTTGGGTTCTTGGACCAAAGGTATGAACAACATCAGAATAATCAAAACTGGAATCAACGTCTCGAAGATTCTTGCACAGCTAGAGCAGTACCCAGAAGACTGGGGTGCTCAGCGTAATGTTGCTGGAGTTAAGTCCATGCTTGATCGAGGGTTTCCTCAAGTTGATGCTGGTGTCTTACAACTGGTCATGGGTGGTATAGAATCAATAGATCAATATGTTGGAGATACTGAGATTTGTATTCCAACACCTGCTGCTGAGCGACACACAGAGATTATTCGTTTTCTGAAACGCAATTTTAAGAAGTTTAGTCGATGCGGTTTCCTCTCGCTTCCAGTTGGTGGTGAAGTTGGACAACACATTGACATTGGTAGTTACTACCAAACAAGAGATCGTTATCATCTGTCCATCAAAGGCAGATACATATACACTGTAGGAGACGAATCCGTTACAGTGGAGCCTGGAACCTTATTATGGTTCAATAATAAATTACCACATGGTACTAAAAATGTCGGAGATTGTGTACGAGTCACTTTCGTATTCGATGTACCGCATTCAAAGTCCAATCCATAATTGCCTTGCAGACAATAATGGTGTATAATAAATTTTTAGGAGTAATTTTATGGATGAAGAAGCAAAGGTTAAGCATAGCAAAAGACTCCATCAAAAAGAGAACTATGTTAAGAAGCAGGTGAAGATCGCAAAAGCGTTTGGCATCGAAGAAAAAGAACCGCATAGGTTCGCTAAACATAGCCCACTAAACTGTGGCAACCCTAAGTGCGTCATGTGCGCAAATCCTAGAAAAACATTTAACGAACTAACAATCCAAGAGAAGAAACACTTCCAAGATCTCGAAGCTATCCGAGATAAACACAGCAATGGATTGTATCCACAAGAGGACTAATATGAAAGTATACAAATTCTACGCCGAATGGTGCCAACCTTGCAAGATGATGAGCAAGATTATTAAAGATGCTGGCGATAAAATCACAGATGAAATCATTGACATTAACATTGACGAAGAGATGATGACCGCAATCAACTTCAATGTTCGTGGTGTGCCAACGATGGTCATGGTCGATGAAAACAACAAAGAAATTAAACGCCAGTCTGGATTACTAACTGAGGAAAAGTTGTTAGAATTTTTGAAGGTTTAAGATGTTAGATATTAAAAGGAATGTTATGAACAGTGTTAAAATGAATCGTAAAGAACTTCTAAAGATTGTTAAAGACAATCAGAAGAAGCATGTGGCGCAATATGAAGAGTCTGTAGCTGACTATAAAATTGCTGTCGTTAAGTTGGCTAAGGCTAATCTGAAGTTGGCTAACACTGGTGACTTGGCTGAGATCCGTAAGATGAAGAATCGTATTGATGCTCCCCAGTCTTACGAAGACAACTACACTCGTGCTATTCGTATGCTTGAGTTGTCTGTCGAAGATGTCATTGAGATCGAAGAACATATCTTCAATCAGTTAGTTTTGGATGAGTGGGGTTGGAAACAACAATTCACTGCAATGTCTGCAATGTATAAATCTGTTTAAGGATCACTATGGGTATTCTTGATAAAATTAAAAAGAACAGCACGATTAAAGACTCTGCTGTTCTAGCAAATTCTAAATTCTTCACTAAGAAGGATATGATTCCAACCAGCATCCCAGTCATTAACGTGGCGTTGTCTGGTCGTCTTGATGGTGGTCTAACTCCAGGTCTTACAATGTGGGCTGGTCCATCCAAGCACTTCAAAACAGCATTCAGCCTACTAATGGCAAAATCTTATTTGGACAAGTATGAAGATGCAGCACTTCTCTTTTACGATTCTGAGTTTGGTACTCCGCAGAGTTATTTTGATGCTTTTGGTATTGACACTGACAGGGTGCTCCATACTCCTATTACAGATGTTGAACAACTAAAGTTCGACATCATGCAGCAACTACAAAACGTGGAGCGTGGTGAGCGTTTGATGATTGTGGTTGATTCCATCGGTAACTTGGCTTCTAAGAAAGAAGTTGAAGATGCATTGGATGGTAAGTCTGTAGCCGATATGTCTCGTGCTAAACAGATGAAGTCTTTGTTCCGTATGGTAACACCTCACTTGACTCTTAAAGATATTCCTATGGTTGTAGTGAACCATACATATAAAGAGATTGGTTTATATCCAAAGGATATCGTTGGTGGTGGAACTGGTTCTTACTATTCAGCCGATAACATCTTCATCTTGGGTCGTCAGCAAGAGAAAGATGGAACTGAAGTTACTGGCTACAATTTTATTATCAACGTAGAGAAAAGTCGTTATGTTAAAGAAAAATCTAAGATACCTGTTAGTGTATCTTTTGATGGCGGTATTAGCAAGTGGAGCGGTCTATTGGATCTTGCACTCGAGTCAGGACATGTTGTCAAGCCTAGCAATGGTTGGTATTCAAAGGTAGACGAAGACGGAGTCGTTGAAGACAAGAAGTATCGTATCAAAGATACAGAAACTAAAGAGTTCTGGATGTCAATCTTGACAAACAAAGAGTTTTATGATTTTGTTAAGACCAAGTATTCTGTTGGTAATGTTTCCATGGTTCAATCCGATGAATTGGACAAAGCACTAGAAGAACTGGAGTTTGAAGATGAGTGAGCCATCGCAATTTAAGCAAGAGTGGGAAGCTAAGAAACTCTTAAAGCGTGCAAAGAAAAAAGCCAAAAAGACTTTACAACAAAAAGGTTTTGGTCGCAAGGAAGCATCTAAACAGGTTAATGCAGCAGTGAATCGTATTGCAGCAAGACCAGTTCAACGTGCTTCTGGTCGAGGTGGCTAATGAGCAAGCATCTAGCTAAACCACCCTTCGTTGTTTTACAAAGCACGAAGGGTGAGAACGATCGAATTAAGTTGACAGAAGGACCATACAAGGGTATAATTTTCTCTTATGGTGCTGTTAGTTTCGATGAAGATGGTGAAAACCTAAAGCTAAAATTTGAATACGATATTCATGAAGCTGCAGGTGTTTCATATGTTCAATCTGAATTTGAACAGGCTATTGGACAATTATTACAGTTGATCTTAACTGAACAACTTATGAAGAATGAAGTAGTATATACTGGTGGAATTGATGAGAATAGAACAACAGATTCTGAGCCGACTGATTTATGATGAGCAATACTGCCGCAAAGTAATTCCATTCATTAAGCGTGAATACTTTTCTGATAGAAAAGAAGCAGTAGTCGCCTCAGTGATTTCGGAATTCTTTGCGAAGTACAACAAACCAATCACGAAGGACATCCTTTCGATTGAGATTGGTAACCGAAAAGACCTCAACGACAAAGAGCATGTTGAGGTTAATTCATTTGTAGAAACTCTAACCGATGTTCCAACCAACGAACAGTGGATGATAGAGAACACAGAGAAGTTTTGTAAAGATAGGGCACTCTATAATGCAATCCTTAAATCGATTCAAATTATTGATGGGAAAGAAAAACATTACACAACTGATGCATTACCTTCTATTCTTTCTGATGCTCTTGCCGTGTCTTTCGATAACCATATTGGTCATGATTACCTCGATGACCATACAAGTCGTTATGAATTTTATCATCGAGTTGAAGAGAAGATTGCTTTCGATCTTGAGATGTTTAACAAGATCACCAAAGGTGGATTGAGTAAAAAGACTTTGAATATCGCACTGGCTGGTACTGGTGTTGGTAAATCCTTGTTTATGTGTCATGTGGCTGCAGGTTGTCTAACACAGGGTAAAAATGTGTTATACATAACAATGGAGATGGCAGAAGAACGGATCGCCGAGCGTATCGACGCCAATCTATTGAACCTGACCATGGACGAGTTGAAGGTTATTGACAAGGATATCTACGAATCTCGTATCGACAAGATTACGAAAAAGACTCAAGGTAAACTTATCATTAAAGAGTATCCAACTGCTGGTGCTCATTCTGGACACTTCCGTGCATTGTTGGAAGAGTTAAAGATGAAGAAGGAATTTATTCCAGATATTATTATGATCGACTATCTGAACATCTGCGCAAGTCAGCGTATGAAGCAGGGTGGCTCAATTAACTCTTATACATATATTAAGGCAATCGCAGAAGAGTTGCGTGGGCTTGCAGTAGAATATAATGTTCCAATCGTATCGGCTACGCAAACTACACGAAGTGGTTATACAAATAGCGATCCAGGACTAGAGGATACTTCAGAATCTTTTGGTCTGCCAGCCACTGCTGACTTTATGTTCGCATTAGTCAGCAATGAAGAACTAGAAGCACTGAATCAGATTATCGTCAAGCAACTTAAGAATCGATATAATGACCCAAGTTTCTATAAGAGATTTGTAGTCGGTATCGATAGAGCTAAGATGAAGTTGTATGATGTTGAAGCGTCTGCTCAGGTAGGGTTGTCAGACTCTGGACAAGAAGACGACACTCCTTTGTTTGACAAGAGTGATTTTGGAAGACGTGCTAAAGCTGAAAAGAATTTTGAAGGATTTAAGTTTTAAGGAGAAAGAAATGGTTAGGGTAATTGTAGCAGATAAGAAACACGATTGTAAACATCTGGAAGGGCAGTTCTTGGATGAGTCGCACTACGATCTTCTCATCGAAGAAGATTGTGATGCATATGCACCACCGAACTGTGACCTAGCAACTCAAGCTGATTGTGATGTCCCAAATGATTGCTCTAGCTGTGCCAGTGGTACAGATGAGCGTCGTATCATCTTCAAGTTCCGTAAGAACTACTTCACTAAAGAAGAACAAGATGCAGCGTATGCTGGTCTGCGTGAAGCTGCAGTAGAAACTCAGAATCGTGGTATGGCTGCTGGTCCACGTGGAGAGAAACTTGGTAATCGTGAGTGGGTTACTGAGTACGAGTCTGACATTATTGACTACTTCTCTAACCCATCTGCTAATTTGTTCGGTGACGATCCTGTAGAAGATATTCGTGCACTACACAAAGGTAAGAAAGAACAACCATCTACACGTAACAATGTTTGGGGTATTCAAGCAGTTAAGAAAGATGGCTTCGACTTCGAAACTTGGGTTGACTCTACCAAGAATCTTCCTGAAGATAAAATGAAAGCAGAAGTCAATCGTATCGTTAAGAAATATGTTTGCGCTACTACATATGCCAATGGTGTGTTCTCTGGCATCGCTGGATGGTTCGATCGTTACCCACGTATCCCTTATGGTCGTGCCACATCTTACACTCAGCGTGAACCTGAAAAGTTTGCGATGGCATTCCCATTCCTACAGACTCTTGCTAAGGGTTTCAAGGACTTGTTGCCTTGGAGATACAACAACCAAATGGAAGCTGCAAAGAAAATCGACTCTGGTTTCTTGGTTCCAGGAACTCCATTCACTACAATTACTGTGAACAAGTCTTTCCGTACAGCTGCACACTATGACGCTGGTGATTTATCTACTGGTTTGTCTAACCTGTTGGTTCTTTCTAACAATGGTAACTACGAAGGTTGCTACTTGGTTGCACCAGAATATCGTATCGCTGTCAACGTAAGACCTGGAGACTTGTTGTTGATTAACAACCATGAGGTTATGCACGGTAACACTCCAATTAAATTCTTGGATGAACAGGCAGAGCGTATTTCTTTGGTGTGTTATTTCCGTGAGAAGATGCTTGAGTTGGGTAGCAAGGAGTATGAAGACTGCCGTTATGAGTATGTTGAATCTCGTCGCACTAACAAAGAACATCCAGGTCATAAGAACGAAGATGGTTCTCCACGCCACTTGTGGAATGGTGTGAGTCAAGGTATGTGGGATGACCAAGAGTGGTACGAGTACTTGGAAAAGAAACTTGGCACTGAAACACTGCACAAGTATCATCCAGAGTCTATCAAGTCTAACGATTTAGAAAGTTTCTTTTAATGTGTGCAGTTATTGGCGCAATCCTGCAAGAACCA